GTCCTCTTTATGGTTCTATAAAATGCACTGGTTGTGAAAAGTTCATGTGTTGTAAGTGTGTGTCTGTCCGTTATGAAAATTTGGCAACTTTCTCCCCATTAGTCTGTCAATGCAATGGGTTTTACTTGCTTAACGGGACCGATGACTTTGCAGGATTTCATCAGAGTTGGCTTTGTGGTCATGGTTATGAGGGTGTTTATAAGCTCATGTCTAATTTGTTAGTGCCGTCTCATGATCAACTTCCTAAATCATTGTATAAAATGGTTTATGATGTGGTAGACAAGTGCATGGAAGAATTTTGTGGTTGCCCAGATGGTTCATTATCGTTTCCTGATTTCACTGATGTTACCAAGTATACTAGGGATATTCCAGATGCTAGTGGTATTGGTTTGGTTTATGGTCTCCCGACTGATGCAAAGAAAGGTGACTCTTGTGGACTTGTTATTGAAGCTATGTCGAGTAAATTTTCTGAAGCTCAAGAAAAATTTCAACTTGGTGAAAATGATTCTGGCGTAGCTATAATCAATGCCATACTTGGTGACGCTGCTAAATCGGCACTTAAAGTTGAGGTCAAAGGTCCTAAAGTTGATGTAGGGGGCGGGTTCTTAGTCTCTCGGGATTCCTCTCGTATGTTTTACTCGTTTACATTCTTTATGTTTTTGGTTTGTAGAATGTTGTTTGGTGGTTTTATGAAAACTGGATCTGGTACATCATTTGAAAATATCCCAATTGCTATTGGAATGCGAATGGCTGGTTGTGGGCCCACGTTCTTTGCCGAGATGTTCGGTGCTCAAACTGGTGATCCTGATGAATTTGAAAAAAAAAATATTAGAAGATAATTTTGTTGTTCATGGTGATTTTGAAAAATATGATTGGCGTCTTCGTCACTGGCTCATGCAAATGGTCATTCAAAAGTTGTGTAAAAAGTTTGATTTGGGGTCTGGATGGGTCAAAACCTATAGGATCGCTGTTCTTTCGCAAGTGTGTAAAGTTCTTGTTTCGAAGAATATAACTTGCCCTTTTACAGGTAGTCCAATATATGTTCATGGATTGTTACCTAGTGGACACTTTCTAACGGCTTTGATGAATTCTCAATGTAATTGGACCATGCAAGTTGTTGTGATGATGTTAATGACAGGTAAATCATATGAAGAATTGAAGGAGAAATTCAAACTTAAGGTTTATGGTGATGATTTTTTGTTCGTTATAAGCAAATCAATGCTGCCAGATTTTGACAAGGTGAAGTACTCCAATTTGATGAAGCGAATTTTTAATATGATAATACCTCCTGATGAAGTAATAATTTGTTCAAAATTATTTAATAGAGAAGGAGCAACCATTGACACTAGTGCCCCTGTGTTTTTACAGTATCAATTCTATTTGCTTGAGAAGTATGACGAAGTTCATTTGTTTGCTCAGAGACCCTTCCGTCCTATCTTGAGTGCAAAAATGCTTATATCTAGTGATCATTCATTGTCTATATTCGAGTTGCTGCAAAGGGTTTCTTGCATTGCTAGCTTGTTTGCTATTCGCAAACAAGACTATGATGAATTGCGTGATTTATATGATTCCTTATATGCACAATGGGATGGGGTTGTTACTTACCGTGTTGACTCCTATATCACTGATAAAAAACTTGGTACTGGTGTTCAATATTTGGACTTATCCAAATTTCCTAAGTATTCTGATGTTTGGGAAATAAACACTTTCGAAAATGGTTATCGAAATTATCGTAGCGAAACTATGTCTTGGAATCAGTATAGGGAAAAGTTTGAGCGTCAATTGTCAAACGTTAATGTTTACCATCCTGGACAGTTGGAAACTAGATTCGACTAAATTTAGCACGTAATTCCACCGAAAAGTAATCGTATGTGGT